TGTCGAAATCATCCAGCTGGATCATTGCAGCCGTACCGAACGCTCCCATCTCTTCATACACATATGGCATGACCTGATAGAAGTTAGATTGCTGGAATACCTCATAGGCTGCCAGTTCGACCTTGTGCAGCCATTCCTTGACCGGGCCATAATCCATCATGTCTCGATCTGGTGTAGCCAGGCGGAACCATTTGCGGGCTGGAGATGTCACACCGCTCATCAATCCAGACACCAGCGTATTGAGTGCCATGGTGCCTTCATTGTCGATGATCTTGTTGTTCTTCTTGTCGCCCTTGTTCTTCTCACTGATTAGGAACCGCCCACGCCTCGGCAATAGATACTCCGAGAGATCACGCCAGTGATCGATGAATGATTGCCGCTCAGTCTTGAGGTTGCCCAGCCGTCGATTGTACGGCTCTTTTCTATTCACATGTACCATGATTAGTTTCCAAACCTGATGTTACCACTTGAGCCGAGCGTGACCCTGGTGCCTAAACGATCATCGATCATGCCGCCCACAACCCTTCCCGGTATGTTGGCGGGAAATGGTGCAAGGCTGGCAGCACTGCTAAACAGCCCAATGCTTGGCGCTTGGTTCATACGAGCCAACAGACCGCCCGCTTGAGGCGCAACCAGGTCTCTATACCCTGCCGTTGACGCTCTTCCGCCTTCTACTCTTTCAAAGGTTCTGTCGCCACGCTCTATGGCGTCGGTTTGCCGTTGATCATTTTCAATTTGTTGGTCAGATCGATTGTCGCCCGTCAAACGGCCAAGCCAACTGTTGGCAGAAATAAAAGTTCCAGGCCTTTGTGATTGTCCAAGTTCTCTATCTTCGCGGTCCATTCTGTCGGCTTCAGATTCGCCGCCGCCGCCACCACCTCCGGCACACATTAGTATTTCACTCCCAGTGTACGCTGCCTGGTGTTGGCCTCATCCTCGAGACCTCGAGGACCAGTCTGAATGGTTGACTGGCGTCCAAGCATTGCCCTGACCTGGGTCTTAGTTCTGGCTCGAGCCTTCTGTACTTCCGGGTCTACCCGCTTGGGCGCCGGTGCTGGTTTGGCCACAGGCGGCGGCGGGGCCATGGTTGGTGTTGATCCTCCGATGCACATATCATGTCTCCTTCAAAAAACATCTTCATGGTCTGTGACCAGGCCAGCTGGTCGAGTTGAACGATCCTTGTGATTGAGTGATGCGTCTCTTGGCCCTACCGGATAGGCATAGGTAAGAGCCAACGCATCCGCCAGGTCGGGGGATGCCAGGCCACGTTTCTTCATATCCTCTTTAGGCTCGAGCTTGATCTTGTTCGCTTGGTTGAATGCATACTCGACCCCAGTCAGATCTGCTCTGACTTCAACATCTGACGGCAGCAGCACACCATCCTTGAGAGCATTCCGCATGTTGAGCCACATCTGCGCCCTCATGTTTAGGCATTCCGGTGATGTAGCCTTTGCACCGAAGTTGACCTCGATGTGATCGATCTGCAATTGGTTTAGACGATCGCACACGCCACCACCCACTCCGCCACCATCCACAAAGATGGCATCTGGTGAAAGATCCGATGACAGTTCAGCAATGCGTGATGCTGTCTGCATCGTGTCCAGGCCTCGATACTTATACAGCCCAAAGTTCCTGGCATCGCGTCCACGCCTGACCCATAGCACTGTCTGATCATCACCGAACCTGGCAATGTCGCATCCAATGATGACGGGATCCGTTAGACCGGCAACACCTTCGCTGTCCTTCATGGCCATGCAGTCCTCCACCACATCAGATGAGATGAACTGTAACGATCCAGCTGATGGGAACATGCCCCGGACCCTGACCTTTACATAATCGCTGTCCTCGCCGAAGTCATCAATCCACGTCTTGAACAATTCCTTATTGGTGCCTTCCACATCTCGACTATCGATGTTCTTGTGCAGCCATCGATGCTTCAGCCGATTGTGTGTCTCGAAGAACCGTCCGCTGTTCCTGGTGCCATTGCCAAAGAGAAACCACATCGGCTCCCCATCGGTCAGACCACCTGATGCCACTTCATAGATCGCTTCCGGTACAGCTGATGCCTCATCAAAGATGTAGAACGGTGTGCTATTGACCGCATGCAATCCAGCGAAAGCCTCGCTGTTCTCTTCCCTGCATGTCTGAGCATCGACACGCCAACCACTTGGATCAGCATTGGACGCCAGAGACATGTTGCCCCTGGTCGCTCGATATTCAGACCAATGGGAAGTAATGCTCATTTTATGCCACTTCCCGCACTCGGCCCAGGTTTTGGTTCGGAGTTGCTCCGAAGTGTTAGCGGTAACAACGCCACGGCTATAAGGCCGAGTATCATGAATGTACTTAATGACCATGCTAGTAAGAGCAGACTTGCCAATGCCATGGCCAGATACAGTGGAACATTGCACAGGGCTGACAGGGTTGAATCCATCAAATTGCCTTGCCCGTATTTCTTCACCAAGTTCCGTAAGCCATCCACGCTGCCAATCGCGTAGCCCGTGACCTTCGAGTGGACTTCCTTCTTCATCCCATGGAAATGCGAACTCCACATATCCCACTGGGTCATTAGCCAGGGACGCAATGATCTCCACCAGTTCATCTTCACCATCTTCAATCTCCTCAATCATTCCTAGACAAACGCTTCTTTGCCCTGGACAGGCGCAGCCCCAAGTCCGCCGTGATCTTCTGCTCTTGCTTCTCGATCAACAGTCCATGCAACTTCGCTTTGCCGAGCGTGGCTGACACGGCAGCTGATGCCTGGCTTGTCTTCAATGCCAGTTCCCGGCTCTCTGATAGCTCCTCGGTCAGGCTGTCTATTGTCACCTCACATCTTTCACGATGCTCACGCAGCCTGTCATGGATCGCATGAGAGATGTCAGGTTTCGTCAAGTTCTCATGACCAATGGCGCGGGCTGTCTTTTCAGAGTAGCCAGCACGGATCGCAGCCTGGGTCGCGTTCTGATCGATCAGATACTCGTCCACAAATTTACGCTGCTTATCGGTCAACCCGTCTGGAAATGATTTAGCCATGTTGAGGTTATATCATGATTGTTGAGAAAAAAGGAACCCCTGGACTGCGCGAAAGGTAAAACACGGTCCAGGGGTCAAGTTCAACAGGGAGGGGCCACCCAATGGAGAAGATGGCCAAACACCTGGCACCTAGAGAGCCAGGCATGTTTATGGTCTAAACCGTTTTGGATTTTTTAGCAAGATTGAGCAGCCCCAGCACAAAATCCTGGGCCGCTGCCGGGGTTGGTTCCTGGCATACATGGACCTCGAACCCCAGCTGCCTCAATCGATCATGCCGCTCACGTTGCACTTTGCTCAACTTGCCACGCATGGTTTTCATTTCAATAAACATGACCTGGCCACCAGGCATGTACAATCTTAAATCCGGCTCACCAGCTGCCATGCCCTCATGCTTCAGCCTGGCGCCCCGCCTTGCGGATCTCCGCCCGGCATTCATATCAGCTGCAAACGTGATGCCCAGCTGCCGGAGCAATGAAGCCACAGCCATCTGGAGATCGGATTCCGACCACTGGATGGATCCATCGTCGTATGCAAATCGAGCCAGGTTTGACATGCCTCAGAATACCGTTGAGATACCCTCAACGTCCAGGCCAACAATTAATTGACGCTGTACCCCGCAGAAAACTGCCAAATAATAACCACACAAAAAATAATTGTATAGCTAACCCATTGATATATATGCAAATCAATTAATTATTTAATTATCTGCGATATTGCGAAAACCTCAACATCAACCCACCAAGCCAGGCAAAGGGGGTGTATATAATAAAATGAATTAATTACTTTTATTATTTATATACACTCTGTACCTGGCTCTCACCTTGGGTTTCCCGGCTCCATAATTTTCTGCCCCTTTTTGAATTAATTGCAATTTAATTATGTTGCATAAATGTCACGCAGTTGAGAAAAGTGCAATATTGTTGATATTAGGTGTTGAGTTAATATCAACACTTTGCTAGGACAGCATCATCAACAACGGAGATGACATGAAACCACAACTTGACCTCTTCACCCAGAAAGACAGCATCGAAGGCTTGATCGCCAGGGGCGCCCTCTTCGTAGTGAACCACAGCGGTGGCAAGGACAGTCAGGCCATGCACCTCAAGCTCCGGGACATGGTCCCCCAGGACCAGTTGCTGGTCGTCCATGCGGATCTGCCCGGCGCTGACTGGAACGGCACCTGGGAGCATGTTGTCGAGACGGTCAAGCCAATGGTCCCGATCAAGACGACCGCGACTAAGACATTCATGGAGATGGTCGAGCGCCGTGGCTTCTGGCCCAGCCCCAAATACCGCCAATGCACCAGCGACCTCAAGCGCGGCCCCATCGAGAAGACGATCCGCCACTACCTCAAAGCCAACCCCCAGTTCGACGGCCTGGTCGTCAACTGCATCGGGATCCGGGCGGACGAGAGCGCCAACCGCGCCAAGCTGGCCACCTTCAAGAAGTCCGAGCGCAACAGCAAGGCGGGCCGCGAGTGGTACGAGTGGCTCCCCATCTTCGACTACAGCATCGATGACGTATGGACCGCCATCCTCATGGCTGGCCAGACCGCACACTGGGCCTACGGCGAAGGCATGAGCCGCCTTAGCTGCATGTTCTGCATCATGGCCAGCAAAGAAGACCTGACCATCAGCGCCAGGCTCAACCCCAAGGCATATGCGGAGCATGTCGCCATGGAGAAAAAGATCGACCAGACATTCGCCATGCCGGTCAAAGGCGAGAGAAAGTTCCTGGAAGAGATCACCGGCATCCAGGCAATAGCAGCCTAACCCATCAACCAACAGGAGAAATGAAAATGACCTATCAATTCAAAAAGACCGTGATCATCAACAACGAAACCTACCGCCTCGGCTTCCACCAGGATTACCACGGCGACTGGGTCGTGGACAGCGCGGGCGACTTCGGCGGCATCCCGGTCGCGGCCCTTACTGGCCCCCTTGGCGAGGCAGCCCAAAAACTACTGGACAAACACGGGGCGGCCTAGCGCCCCCTTTGAAACCAAACAGGAGAAATGAACATGACCACCCAACCCATACCAGCCACCCACGTCCTCTACCGTTCGGACTTCCAGGACCACAATACATGGACCTTCCTCCTCGAGTCTCACGGCATCGAGTGGGGCGACGCATCTGAGCCTGATGAGATCACCATCCGGGCAACCGTACTCAAGTACGAATCCGAAGACATAGGGTGGCAGGCCTAGCGCCACCCCCTTTTGAAATCAACTGGAGAAATGAAAATGATGAAAACATTCGACGGAAAAGAGATCACCAAATCCTGGGCAGTGATCGATGACGACGGCAAAGAGTTCATCCATGCGGCGACCATCCTCATGAGCGCAGCCGGTGACGTTGCCCGTGCCAAACGGATCGCCCAGTCGAACCTCAAAATGATCGCGGATGAGTTCGAGGGTGGCGACGACTTCAAGATCGAGCTTCGGCCTGTCTAACAGGCCACCTTTGAAACCAACTGGAGAAACACCATGAAAACATACGAAACCAAATTCATCCTGGAACTATACCGCTCGACACAAATGCTCCTCGACAAGGATATGACCGACGACGTGGCCTACAGCTTGTCCAGGGCTAGTGACGCCCTGGCGACAGCCTACTACACCGAGACTGGCGTGAAGGTGGGCCAGGCGCTGGGCTGGGATATCTCAGTATGAAGAAAGGCGACACAGTACGGATCCACCTGGGCGACCATGCCCCGCGCATTGGATCCGGCGCCCGCTACGTTGAGATCCTCTCAATCGGCCACAAGTGGGTAACGGTCAAATACCGGAGAGCCAAAGGCTACCCCCAGTATGACGTGCGGCAAAAATTCCGGCCCGATACGTTCAACCGCCTATGTGCTAATTATGCCACGGTCGTTGATTAATTCACAATTCTGCTCAATAAACCGTTGAGATAATAGCACCAAAGGCGCATATATAATCTCAACAGACAGGAGAGAAAAAAATGGAACAGCAAATGGAAATCCTCAGAGGCCTGGACAACAGCTTCGCTCAGTCCCTGGTCGCGCAGTTCGAGAACAAAGGCAGCCTCTCAGAGAAGCAGTGGTGGTGGGCTGAGAAGCTTGCCGCCGAGGCAAGCCAGACCGGCCTCGAGGCCATGGAGCAAGTGGACCTCTCGGACCTGGTGGAGTTCATGCACAAGGCTGGCGAGAACCTCAAGTTCCCAAAGATCCGCCTGGCAACCGAAGACGGTCACCGGGTGGTTCTCAGCGTAGCCGGACCCCGCGCCAAGCGGCCCGGCACCATCAACGTCACAGACGGCGGCCCCTTCGGTGACAACAGCTGGTTCGGTCGCATCGCCCTGGACGGCACGTTCGAGCCAGCCAGGGACTGCACCACCGAGGTCCAGGACATGCTCAACAACATGGCTGATGACCCCGCCGGAGTAGCAACGGAGCATGGTCACAAGACCGGCAACTGCTGCTTCTGCAACCGGGAGTTAACGGACCCCCGCTCCACCAAGGTGGGCTTCGGTCCAACATGCGCCGAGAACTTCGGACTGGCCTGGGGGGAGAAGTAACCATGGCCAAAGTCTCACGCACCAAGACCCACGTCAAAATCTACCTCACACCGATAGAGGTCGATGCCTTCACTCACATAATGAGCGAGGGCGCTACAGGCCTCCAACATGATTCGTGGTCACCAGCCCACGAACGGGTTGATAACACAGTCGGCCCAGCCCTGAGATTAGCAAAAGAAATCAGGGCGCAATCGTGACCTACCCCTCCGACATAGACGGGTGCGTCTTCCGCTTCCCCCACCGCCGAGGCCAGGTTGTCTGCTTCCGCTCGAAAGAGGCGGGCATCCCGGTCAAGGATGAGTTCGTGGTGACACTCGAGTGCGACGACCCGCGTATCGGACCTTCTTTTAAAAACCTCAAAGACGCCATCGATTTCGCCTCGGCTGAATGTGATGGCACTGGAAACTATGACTGGTAAAGGAAAGGAAATACCATGGAAAACTACTCGATCCCCCACATCCGAAAGCAGCTGCTCGACAGCGGCGACGCCTCCCTGGTCCACTTGTGCCGGGAGCTTGACGACGACAAGCTTCGGATGGTCCTGGACATCGTCCGGGACGTTACCCGTGAACAGGCAGCGGAGCGATCAGCAGCTGAAGAGCTTGCATTCACGGAGGACCTCAAGAAAGAGCGGGAAGCCTCTCAAAAAAAGATTGCCATAGAAATGGCCTTCAGCAAATCCAACACGCCAGAGGCGGATCGTTACATTCGCATCGCCAGAGCATACGGCGCCAGCGACGATGATCTCTTGTTCGCCAGGTCCGAGGGATACGGTGGTTAGGCGCCACACCGAGGTGACGGCGGCGGACCTCATGAAGTGGTTCGCCGTCGATCCCGTTCGCTCCATCGATAGCTGCCAGCAATGGGTGGAAGACATCGTGGCGGACGATCTCCGAGACCAGATCGCCGCCCTTCCCGAACACAAACAAAATCGCTTGCGGGAGATCCTCGATGGAAATCGATGATCCCCGCCGCACCAAGATCATCAGCTTGTGCCGTCAAATCATAAGCATGATGGAGAGACTTCCAGTGCGGCTCGATAGCCGCACGGAAGATTTAACCAACCAATTGATAGAGGTGATTAAAGATGGGCAAGAAACCAAGTCCCCGAAAACCGAAGCCTAAACCCAACAAAAAACAGGTTCTAATCTACATGGAACCCGACATGATCGATGCCCTCGAGGACATTCGCTGGAACTGCCGGATCAAATCCAAGACGGATCTATTCGCAATCATGGCGGAGCAGTTCATCAGCAAACACCAGGTGGCATCATGAGAGCGGTGGATTACCTGGCAGCCATGACAATGGCCGCCGTAGTTGCCGGGCTTGTTGTTCTAACAACCCATGAACTTCTGATTATCACTGGCTAGTTAATGGTTGACCTTACCCCCCTGGTCGGACCCGCCGGGTTCGACGTGGACAAGCACGTCCCGTCTCCCAAGCCTATTGAGGATACCACTAATCCCCGCACGGCATTCATGGAAGAATTGTCGAGCCGGGGTTACATGTCCACCAACCGCATACCCCTGCCAGCCGTGCCAGTTATAGGCCAACTTACAAGGTGCCACGCCCCGGACGATAAGAACCGGGCCGATAAGAAAAGTGGATGGTACGTTTATTACGAGTTCGAAGACGAGTTCCGGCCAGGTGCTTATGTTGGAGTTGGCGTCTTCGGCTCCTGGATCGCAGCTGACAAGACAGTCTGGTGTTCCAAGCGCCAGGAAAGTATGAGCGCCTCAGAGCAGAGCCGCCTGGCGGCCCAGATCAAAGCAGCCCAGGCAGCCAGGGACATGGAGATCGAGAAGACCCAGGCCGCCGCAGCGGCCCAGGCAGAGAACCTCTGGGATGAATATCTCGATGCCCCGGTGGATCATGAATACCTGGTAACCAAACAGGTGGAGCCGCACGGCGCCAGGGTGACCGAAGATGGCCGCCTGGTGATCCCTGTTATGGATGACGACAAGGTGATCTCACTTCAGTACATCACGTCACAGGGAAAAAAATTCTTGCCTGGGGGCCGCACCAAAGGTGGCTGGTATCGCATCGGAGATCCAACCACACGGGTCTATGTCACCGAGGGCTTTGCCACGGGCGCCACAATTCATGAGGCCACAGGTGATTGCGTCTATGTGGCCTACAATGCCAACAACCTCGAGCCGGTGACGGCAGCGGCCCGAAAAGCCCACCCCAAGGCGGGCATTATTGTCGCCGGGGATGATGATGCCTGGACCGATGGCAACCCAGGCCGGGCGAAGGCAGCCGCCGCAGCTGACGTACATCGATGCCGGGTTCC